GTTTCCCAGTCACGATCAGATAGCGAATTAATATCCGGTATCGGTCCTAAAACATACGAATTGAATCAATTTAAAAAAGTTTCATCCTGGGTGACCCCAAGATTACATAAAAACAATTGATTTCGTATATAAAGGAGTCCGATAGGACGAGTCTCTAATTAAAGAGTGGTGCTCATTCGTCGAGCCAGTGCCTTCTACTAATGTTGTAAGTAGCATCCTGTTTTACCATGGTTTGTAAGCCCAGTCCATCTGGGGATCCCGTATTTTAAGACAACGGTATGTCTTTGCCAATCTACACGGCTGATGGGACGACACTATATCGCGTAAATGTTGGAACATTTACAAAATAGTGTAAAGAAAAATCAGTCCCAATCCCCACATAAGAGTTAATAATCACAGAAGTTTGAGGATCTCCCATATTCTTCTTGATTACACCCTCCAAGATAAACATATCTTGCTCGGATCCATCTGCGTTCGAAACACGGTTAGCACGCAGTGGATATGTAGATTGGAATCGCTGTCGCGCGTACATTGGACATTGAACGTTAACACCTGCATTTGTAAATGCATTTGTCAAGCTTTGTCCTGCAGCACCAGCTAAGCGATTAAATGAGAGCGCACGCGCATACTCATTTGCACTTCCCGAAACTGTAACAGAGTTATAGCCTGGTGAAGCTTGTCCAGTATTATCCCTAACGACACGAAGTTCATTGAGAGGTAATCCTGGACCAACTGTGTTGAAGGTCCAGTTGATAGACCCGCGATACGCAAGAAAACTAGGCATAATATATGCTAGTGGCGTGTATTCGCAAAAATTATAAGGTGCGGTACCAATTCCCACAATCTTATGTGCTGATTCTGTACCAAACGAGCAAAAACCAGGTGTAGGCGGCATCTTTGCAAATGATTTTCTAACAATTGTTAGATTATCACTTGCTGTAGCTGCCGGCACACTGATATATGTACTCGAATGATACGAATAGCGGCGAAGTAATTGACGTAGCGAACGAATGTTCTCACCAAAGTGAACAACATATTGATTGTTTGCTGCCAATTTTGAACCACCCAGAACTACTTCACTTTCTGGAGCAGTCTCCATGTAGACATCTGATTGAGCGAGGTAGGGAGACAATTGTGAACTTGTAATATCTTTTGGATTAGCAAATTCAATTGTCTCAGCTGCCCTCACGTATACCATGATATCTACAGAAGACGATGCTACGGGAGCAGTCAAGATATTCAATACTCTAAGTGTAATGAATCCATTGTCAAACTCAGGATCGTAAGCATATGTTGGTGGAATAGAGTTAACTCCCCATCCCTTATTGCTTTCAGCAAAATCTGTGCGAGTTCGCAAAAATTGTGCTGCCTGCTGATAAGGAACACGAAATTCAACTTCGCCACCTTCACCGATATCTATGATAACGGTTTGCACGATATTAGCAGTAAGAACATTTCCTATGATATTGTTACTGCTAGTACCGGCTGGATCATAACTGATACGCAGTCGACCTTTATGGTATTTACTCTTGATGACCTTGAAAGTGAAGATAATATCTCCTCTCCAATGTGCAAAAAGGCCATCCACATAACACATGGGTGTCATAAATACCAAAGGTTCATCTGCCAAATCCATATCAAACAAATGCGTTGTTACGCGTGAATGAAACAGAATCGTATCAGTTAGATCGGAAGTGGACCAGGTTGCAATTCCAAGTAGCGACTTCCTCTGAGCAATGTTTGAAATCATCATCTCATCGGTACCATCTGGTAAACCAATAATACGAGGATCCACACTGAGCTCATTCTTAGGATCAAGTGTAAGCTTATCCAATGAAAAGCCGATCTCAGATGAAGCCATTTTAGGAAACGCTTCTGGTCGGACAGGTTCGGTGTCTGCTATAACAGGAACATTAGTAAAGCCAAATAAGCTAGCAATAGCTGAAACGGCACTAGCTCCTATTCGTGTTGCAGTTGCGAAGGGTCCAATGATGGGAATCTTCTCGAAGTATCCAGCTGCCCATGCTACAGTGGATGCGGGTTTGGAGATCACTCCTTGACCATATTCATCCGATTGGATCATATAATCACTTTGTGCTGCAAACTCAACGGTAGCTCCTGATAACACAACATCAGTCATCCATGCATAAGTAGTAACTGATGCGCCAGCAGAACTGACACCGTTAGCACTTTGCAAGGCTGAATAAATGGTGTACCTCAATGAGCCCAGGTCTGAGAAAGCAGACGCAGATCCACAATCAATGAAATTCATTGGGTGGATGAAGGGGAGGATCATTTCTCCACCACTACTCTCTTGTGGATCGAGTAGTACATGCGGACGCTGTGACGTCGGAATCAACCAACGCTGACCAGCATCAGAGGTAATGGTGGATGGTGTGAAGTTATGCAAGGGAAGATAACTAACCTGCATCAATCCATAATAAAATGGAGATGCATTGATAGTAAACTTCACATGCAGGTTACCCCGAATGAAAGCATAGTTACGTAACTTAGCTTGCACAGCGGGATTCGTAGCCCAAAGACTCCACGGGCTAAAGGCTGTCTTGTTTGATACAGGGTCACTTTCGAACCAAGTGAGAGTATTAATTCTCACAGGGCGCTCAAGAAACTTTGAAATATCAGTATTTGTGGTGGCATCATGCTGAGAAAATTCTGCAGCACCTGCACCAACACCTACTGTTATACCTGCATCATCGTCCATATATTGTACAACAGATGATTGCATAATATATGACGAATCGGACTCGGAACAGGATTCATGTTGAATCCCCTCATCAACTGGATGAGGATCAGAGACTAGATCTAGCTCTAGTCTGCAGCATTGCGATCGTACACGGGATCGCAGACCTGACAAATAATTACCGACGACATATATGGATGGCAAGAGGGTCAGTCCGACCATCAGATTTTTACTAGTTTACTCTAGAATCAACAAACGTAAGGTGATGTTGGATTAGACATCATTCTGATTTTATAGAGTTTACTCTCTGAGCCCCTCTAGCAATCATGCTTAGAGGCGTATTTCTCAGCATTTTCCGCGTCTCCGAATCTCATCCAGAAATCGCGCACCAACTGAGAGTAGGTGGGGAACGTCGAGTCTTTCACCCAATCACTGAGATCCAGATTTTCGACCAATTGTTGGAAGTACTTCCGACGCTCAAGAAACTTGACCTTGCCGTAGAAAAAGTATTCTCGCAAAGCAGTTTCAATCACGCAAATTGCGTGAGCCTCGTGCGACAAACTGTCCGATTTCAAGCAAGATGTAAGCATCTTGTGAATGGAAGCATGTTCCAGGGGCGCCACAACGGCACCAACATCATGGTCGAAAACGAATTTCCTCTTCAGAAAAGAGGAATCGGCGATGTGAATGTATGGAACACTCTCAGCCTCCTTTTCTGCCATGGTGTACACAACACCAATCTTTCCCAGCTCTTGGGAGATCGATGTGTGGTTGAATTCGGGAATCTCCTCGGAGACTCCCATGGCGTTGTCATCACCATATGTGGCCAATGCGACCAATTTCTGAAAATCAGAAAGAGGTCGGGTCGTGATCATGCGAAAAGCGTATCGCATATACAAACTGTTGACGAGACAGTTGATGATCACGGTCAAAGGGTGACCCGATGGGTTACCCTGGACGGAGATGTAGTCACCGTTGAAGTCGATGTGCGCAAACGCAGTGTCATAACCAATGCACCGGAGCGTGGTTAATTGTTCTGCGTTCCATCCAGCCTTCTTCGCCATTCCGATCAGAATGTTGAAGGCAGCAAGAATAAATGCAGCACACATCTTCTTGTCGAACTTGCCGTAGTCTCCACAAACCATGCGATGGAGACCATGCTTGGTGATATAGCGATAAAGCTTCCACCACTCAGTCGATTGGGCAACAACCCCAGGCATCGCCTCAAAGACGAAAGGGTTGTTCTGGATCAATCGAATGTGTGAAAGCAAAAACTTTCGCACCACGACAGACCAGGCAAATTCGCCACCAGTGAAGACTCGGGTCTTGCCAAGAAGAACCTTCTTCATAGGTGTGGGCTCATCTTTAAGATGAGCGCAGAATTGCGGGTTGAACCTTTTCCCCTCCGAATA